TTCAAATATACCAAATCCATACTCCAAATCATGTTTTGCTTCCGCCTCATTCTTATATAATTCATTTGGAAGTGGAATAGGGCCAGCTACAACAGGTGCACCTAATTCCCCATCAAATTCAATAACAGCTGTTCCTGATCGTCCCCATTCCTGTTCTACTTCCTTTTTATTGACAGAACCTCTAGGTATAAGCAATTTTACATTTGTACTAGTAGAAGCATGTGCAACGATTAATGATCTAATTTTATTTATATATTCTTGTAATGGTCTATATATACGAACATCACTTTCAGGAAAAGGATTCCTATTATGTACATTCATCATCGTTACAATAGGATAATCTTCCGTAGGCAATTTTCGTATATACATAAGTTTTGATCCAACAGATGCAACTACCTGTACTCGATTTCTGACAATTTTATTGGTCATAATAATATCATCACCAATCAAATCGGCTTTTCTAATAATATCCACTTCTATTGTACTGTCAGGTATTCCAGATAAATCTTCCATTCCAGGCTTCATAATAGGCTGGCCTGTCATTGGATCAGGAGCCATATGGAAATATCCACCACCGACATCAGCTAATTCTATATATGCCTCGACTTCATCTAAATCAGTGACATATTGTGGTTCACCTTGTGTAGGAATGAGAACAACTGCAGGTTCCTGTGTATACTTCTCATATTCCTTATTATCGTACAATGCCTGATACTTTGTAGTGGTATCATAAATTTTATAAACATTTTCCTTAATTCTAGAATAACGTTCGATGTATTCACGTTTTTTATGATGGGAATTATCTTGTGTATCTAAATCCCCAGTCATTATTTGATTTTCTATAGCCTCAAGATCAGTCCTTGGGTATCTTACATGATCAGAAATCTCTGCATTTTCGATAGTTCGAGCATATTCTGGATATTGAGCCTTAGCTTCCTCATCTGTCATAAGTCTGGCTACAATAATCGAAGCCGCATCTCTACAGAACGTATCACGCGCATTAGGATCAATATATACATCTAATGGATAAATACTCTTCAACACACATTCCCCATTACCCATATCTGCGTGTGGATCCTGATAAACTTGCAAAACCCCCATACCACCTACATAATAATCATCTAAAGCTCTCTTTAATTCGACATTAGCCTGTGACATATCCCATATCCACTGAAACAAGCTGGAGAAGACATCCGCAACTTTACGATCACTATCATCTCTACCCGTAGCCCTAAATTCAGGCTTACGAGATGTTAGCATCGCTTTAGCAGTTTCAATAGCAGGATGAATACGATTGACAACAATCGGAGTCTGACCGCGTTTTTGCAATTCAGTAACTTGGGTCGTAGTCCATTGTATCCCATTCCTAAATTGTTCAGCCTCTCGAAACTTAGTTGCCCATTCCTCTCGCATATTCATATAGTGCTCAAGTAGCTCGAGACTTTTAATAACTTCCTTATGTGTTTTATGTTTACCAACACTAGGAGTCTTATACCCTAAAGCATCCTTCATCTTACCAGCCATTAAGACCGATTGTTTAACTTTTTCTGTACTTTGGGGCATATGCTCTTTATTACGCTAAGTTCATAGTATAAGTTCCATTAAAGTACTGCCCAATCGAAAGTTTTCTGTAACCCCTGATCTTCTTGATTAATAAAACTGTCAACTGTATCAATAAATGGTTTATATAAATTCAACATTGCATAATACAAACCATCAAGAAGGTCATCATGTTTCCCTCTAGGATACATTAATAATTCGTCCTTCATAGCACTCATATCCTTCGATAGAAATACTTTCCTTTTATAGAAATAAGGTTCCATTGTTTCTAAACGAAAACTCTTACTTGTACGAGGATTAATCTTTTTTTCTAATCCAGGGATGTATCCAGGCTGATCTCTTAGATAATCCCGCAGCATCTCCTGATATCCAACAGATTCAATATGAGTTCTACGAGGATTATACTTTTTATGTAATCTTAGGATAGATTCAGCTAATTCCATAGGTCGTGCATGTTTTCTGTAAAATGGTAATACATATCGATTATTATCCGAATCTACAGCAATTGGTACTATTGTTGAATAATCAGCAGTCTGTTTCGTAGATGATGCTGGATCAACGCCCATAAAGATATAAACTGGTATTTTTAAAGGTTTTCGATATTTGACGCCATTCTTTTCAATTAAGTTAAGTACTGCGTACTCATCATCATACTGAGTTTCAACAAATCCTTCATAATATTGAATATATTCGGCCTTGAACAGTTGATCCTCGTCCCCAACTACCCGACATTGATACTCTCTATAAAATACAGATAACCTATTTATAGACTCCAATTCTTTCTTTTTCTGTAACAATTGCTCAACATTCCACAATTCTGGCCATAGAGCTGTAGTTTCATCATCAGACAACGCCTGATACTTTAAAGTATGCCACCCTACCATCGAAGCTAATGTTTCAATCATACAATTCTCATGCTGAGGTGTCCCAATTACCATTAATCTACCTCTTTTGGCATCTAAAGAAGGTTCGACACCCTGTAGTAGCCATCTAAGGTTCCATTCCATTGATTCCTTGGTCTTGGTGTTGTTCTCATCCTCTGGATCATCTAATATAAATAAAGTAGGACGTTGATTACCGTGTTTTAACCCTCTTACCTGTTGTCCAGTACCTTTGCATATAACAATAGTATTATCTTTAAGTACTATTCTATCTTTTGTCCAAACTTTTGCTGAATGCTGCCCCCAATAACCAAATATGGCCCTAAATTCCATTGAATAGTCCAGAACATCTTTGATAGACTGTAACAAATCAATAGCATGCCCCTGTGTCTTAGATGATAGAACAATAAACTTATCTCCCTTTTCAAAAAAAATATGATGCAACGGAAAGACACATGCACCAATAGAAGACTTCGCATGCCCTCTAGGCGCAATAATATTCATTTTTTTAATTTTAGGATCAATGAATAACGATACAAGCTCATTATGAAAAGGTGGTGAAATCTCTGAAAACATAGTCGGCATCGTTACTTTACCGAATTTCAGCATATCAGTCGCCAATGTACTCTGTATATTAGAGCGTATCGTCTTTTGTCGGTTCAAACCATGCTTTGCCATATCGATACTTTATCGTACCAGCTTTGAATGTAAGGTCAATCCCGATGGTATCGACAGTATATAAGTCAATTTTTCCGTAAAACTCATCCCATAGAGTAAGATGATTTGGGATTGGGTAATTATCGGATAGATCTTCCTTAATAACTGGTGGGATTCCATCATCACCCCGTTGGTATAGACTTAATTTGGACATTATTAGACTTTTTACTCCCTGAAGACAGTTTTTTAGGTGATTCATCAAGCGTTAAAACATCCTGAATTCGTTCAAGTGTCGCTACTTCACCCTCGAAAGTGTCCGTCTCCTTCTTTTTATCATCCATTCCAAGGATTTTTACAAAATTTTCTGCTGCTCTTAGCATATTAGACGCATCGGCCTTCCCCGAAGCGACATTGTGGGCATTTTGAATCATATCAATGACTGTTCCTTCACTAATACCCTTTTCATCAAATACTTTTTTCAATTCTTTATCAATCATCTCTTTGACATACTCCTTTTTTAACAGTAGACGAGCTTTTATATCATGATTCTTCGATTCACCAAAAACTTCACCTAATATTTTATAGTTTATGTTGTCCTTCAACATCTGAGCAACATAAACTTTTACAAAATTTTTGTAACGACTCTTACCTTTATGCGTTTGCCAAGCAGGTTTAGATGAAACCATCGAATATGACCCAGTAGCGCGATGCGGCTCATATTCACACTTCCCATATTTGGTCTTTGGATTGTACCAAACCTGCCCAAAAGAGAAAACTATGTTTGTTTTCTTCTGATATTGTTTTCTTTTGGTGCATTCTGCGACCCATCCGTCGTCTGTGAGTCCCCACTGTCCGACGTCCACGGTACGCCAATTGACGAACTGTATGTTATGCTCGGCTGCTTCTTCTTTTCGGTAGATTTTGTATTCTCGGCTGTAGTACTCACGTTTTGCCCCCTTGGTTAGCTTATTTTTCAGATGTTTACGTTTTATTATATCCACAGCGATCCTTCCTTCTTTGGGTATAGTTACCCCTTGATCGTCTGCGCTCCACCCTATTTGGTGATGCTATCCACCAACCATTGAATGGTGCATGCGACGGCGCATTAGAGATAAAAAACAGAGCTCGTTCCTCTATATACCTGGGATCATCAACATCACCATCGTAGGGCCACCCCGCAACAGACCAATCCTTCCAATCCAATGCTCCTTCATACTTCTTCGTAACCTTCTGGGATTTCATAGGGATCCTCCAAAATTATGTCAAGATCGTTGTAAAACTCATTATCGTCATATCTAGCATCTACATTAGACACATCTAACGTATAATAGTGTAATAATTTACTAGTACTACTATTAGTATCCTTCTTCTTTAGTACACTATACTTATTTCCCTTAGGAAATAAGTTGGTTAGTACTCTTCTTATCTGTCTTATCATAGTAGTACTCTTATATTAGTACTATTACTCACTCTAGGGGTCATAAGTTCCATAACCATATAATACGCATAATCCAGCTAGCTATAACATTGGTTGCGATTGTAATGGCTATCACCCATATAGCGGTTTGTAATGAATTCTTTCTACGATTATCAACTATTTTATAGACAACATTTCTGGATTCATCACTAGTGTGATTAATATTGTCATAATTCATCAACTAACTTACACTAAAATAAAACAACATAAAATAACAAATTATTAAAAATTTAGTAGGAATCTACACACGTAATATATAGACCACCTACCTCCCCCATTCCTTCGGAAGCGAACTCAGATTACGTTGAAATTCAACGGTGTTCGCTTCCAGGAATAGAATGGGTGAGTCCCCGTATCTTCACCATAATAAACAACTCTTGAAAGGAGACAACATTATGTTTGAATACCTATTCACTTCTATCCAGAAGTTAAGCAATGGAATGAGTAACTTTGTGAATGTTATAATCACAGAGGAAATGGACGTAGTCGAGGTCTGTGCCGAAATCAATAGTGCACACCTTGTGAAACTGTTTGTTCCTCTTGACCAGGTTGAGCAGGCTACTGACAGCCTGGAACAACTCCGAGCAAAGTTGAATTCTCACCATGACTTTGACGACTGGAACGGACGGATCAGTACATTCGACACCTCAGGTGTTGATGTAGGCGTACAGATGCACAGAGATGCATCGGGTGGTATCAGTCTATCCCAATTGGATGAACTGATCTCGTCTTCGTCCCAGTCTTAGGACAGTACCTTAAGGTG